TGTACTAATCCCTGAAACAAATACCGTTTGATGTATCAATTGACTAGCTAAAAATTCCGCCCCTTTTTGATGACCTAGATTCCCAAAGTGACACATATCAGGACTTAATTCCTTAATCTTATATTCTGAATTATTCAAAATATTTCGTGTACCTGCATTATAATCAATAAATGGCAATCCTAATTCTGTAGCTAAATCCTTCTTGATGTTGTCCGCTATGGCATTAATCTTCGAACCAAAACGCTTGTGATTCTCAAATTCAGCTTGAGTGCTCATTAGTACAGGTTTAATCCCTTTTGCCAACAAACGATTGATAATATAGATATGATCATCACGGAACGATTTAATCTTACTTGCATCATATACCAGGTCATTGATTCCCATTGTAATGAATGCATAATCAATTGATTCAGGTATCGGAGATAGAACAGCATCCAAATTTTGACGAAGCCAATTAATTGTTTTTCCTGAGAACCCTCGATTGTAAAACTTATGGTTGAATGAATAACCTTTTTGATTATTTACAATGTTATTTAAAATCTCAGTGTAGCTGTTAGGTTTTTCAACCAAACTTTCAAGAACGTTTCCAGTATAATTGGATGTTCTTAGTGCGTCGGTTGTACTATCTCCTAAAGTCACAATAACAGTCTTTTTAGTCTGTAGGTCGACTTTGAGCTGCTCTAATGTGATTATTGACTGAGCAGAAGCCAACTTATTGACGTTAACAAAATTTCTTTCGTGAGATATATGTCGAATTTCATCAAAATATATTTCCGCAATTTTGATTAGAGATGCTGTTTTTGGTTTTTCAGTTTGTCGGTATTCTGAATAAGAATACATGGTCGTAAGCTGAAATGTTTTAGTGTCTCTATCGAACAATAACAAGCGTCCGAAAGGTGAATCAAACGTCAGTTCAAACTCATCAATACCATCGATGAAGTAACCATCGCAAGCGATGATGAAATTATTTCCATCACGTTTGCCTTTTATCGTTCGAGTTTTTGGGTCAAAGATAATTTGACCTTGAATAACTGTCCCCCAGTTAGCGTCTATATAGTCACTTCTCTCGCCAATCTTTAATCCTATTGTCTTGACAAAAGGTGAAGATTGCGGATGCAATAGCATTTCACTGAACAAAATAGCAAGAATGGTTTCTCTGTTCCCAATATTGCTAATAGTTCCGAGAGTTTTCACAGATAATTCTTGAGTTTCGTCGTTATATATCACATATTGGCTGATATTCTCTTTCGGAAGGGCTGCTGTTAAATTCTTAGTCACTCCAAATTTACGTTTCCCTACTTGTATCCAACTTCCTGAATTTAGTGAAATCGTAGAATTTCTCGCATCAATTGTCAATCGCCCGGCTAACATTAAACCAAAGCCCATACGCTCATCTAATTTAGCATCTGTTACAGAGCCGTTAACAATGTTAGCAGAACTAACAGCGTTATTACCAACAACTGCCACTTTGCTTCCAGCAATCTGCTCTCTGGCATCTTGTGCTAACATCGCCCAAGTAACTTGCGCAGCGCCATTTTTGTCAACTTTGTCATTTGTAAGTTGGCTGGCTTTTTGATTAGCAGCATCCGCATTAGCGTTTATGCTCATAAGATTTTGCGAAAGTGTGTCAAATCCACCTCTAGCCTTTGCTACTTCCATATTCGCATTGCCGTCTTTGGTCGCTGTTGCGTATGTTACCTCAAGTGCTTTCGCAATCGATTCCCGAACATCAGCACCTCTCGTTTTTTTTCTGATACCATCAACGAGAATGTTGATATTGTCAGTTTTAGGCAACGGAGAAGGATCGTCGTATAGATTCAAACGTCCTGTTGCTTCTTCTGTTGTCATTAACTTCCTCCTAATTCATTTCTAATTTTAATGATTTCAGCTTCTAACGCTCTAATTCTTTCTGTATTTTCAGGTTTGCGTTCATTTCTCAAGCGCTCTAATTCGCTTGTTAGTGCCAAGAGTTTCTCACGCTTGCTCTCAATGTCTTGATTCGCTTTAACACGTTCAATTGATTCAACTGCTTCTTGAGACTGTAGTTGATAAGCAGATAGCGATTGAGACTTAGAACCAATAACCAAATCGACACTCTGAGGATTTAGGATATCAATCTTTTTCTCGATAATTTGCAAACGCTCGATTCCTGAAAGTGGAGCATTTAAAATCGGGTGTGTGTTCCCAATCTTAAATTTCGCATATCTAGAGTCAATCAGATATCTCTCGACTGCTGAAACCGTCCACTTGGCCAATGCGATTTTCTGATTTCTTAGATACTGGAGTCCTCTATTTTTTAAGACTTGAGGATTATCAATTTCCGTCCAAATAACAGGCTTTCTGATAACACCAAACTTGGCTACAAGTTCAGCATCTTCAAGCCATAGCCTGCCACCGTTGACCGATGAGATATCGATTTGTTTCCTGGTAACATCGGGACCTTGCTCTTCCTTGTTATTACTGCTTCGATTTTGACTATTCTTCTCATCCGCTCCAATCGGCATGATTTGAGTTGCGATACCGTCAAATGAAACGAGATGCAGACTTGATGTTTCTACCTAGCTGGATAGGAGATTCTTGATTTGTCCCAACAGAAGATGTCCAATCCAAATAGAACCCAGATTTCTCTCGTCTTAAAGTCAAATATCCGCCTATATTAGATACAATTCGGTCTCTGATTGTATCCCAAGTTGATTCATATCCAAGATAGCGCCAAGGCTTGTCTGTCAAACTCTTGACCGTGACAGTTCCAAGATGGATTCGCTTGTAATCTTCTACTTGTGCATTATGCTGATTCAAGATTTCTCTCAAGTATGCTTCAGCGCCAGTGTTTTTTAGTTTTTGATAGTGTTGTGTACTGTCGTGCAAAAATGATAAAAAATCTTCACAAACAACCTCTTGAACGAAGCCTGTATTCGTCATCTTGTTTGAAACGCTTAAAACTCTGCCCTCAAACTCGATTTCCTCGTCATATAAATTCACAACCTGGATAATCGATTGAAAAGGGGTGAGTTTCTGATACAAATCGTTTTGCATCGGAATAACGAAAGTGAACTCATTGATTGCATTCTGCGCTTGCTTGATAGATCCTGAAAGGATTTTATTACCTTGTCGAGAATACGGGCTATGAACAACCTTCTTTTTAGTAAAATCGGTATCCGATAACATTTCTCGAAAAGAGTTCCAAAAATATACTTCAAAACCTCCTCTACTACTCATGCCATCACCTCTGCATTGAATCTTAATGAAATCGTCCCATTTCCTTTGGCAGTAAAACGGTTAATACCTGGTTTAACAGATAAAACAAAGTCATTATTCTCACCTTTTTGAAATTTATAAATTTTACCTTTTTTATCAATCAATGTAATATCGCTGCTGCAGATGACTGTTGGACTAACAGAGGTATCACCGCCATTCACAAAATAAATTTCTTCTCGGCCGTTAATATCCCACTTGGTCCAATTTGAAAAATCGTTCTCGAAGTCGAATGTATCCCAAACATCATCGAAGTAATTATCAACGTGAAATGCAAATGGATAACAAATGAATACAATTGTAGCAATCAAATGCTTCTTCAGGGGTACATCCGTTACCCTAATACTCTTGACCTTTCCAAGCCAGTAATAACGTTTGTCATGTGTGTCAAATAGCTGACTTTCTGATTTAGTCGTCATACTTGATTTGATGAACCGTTCAGCAACTTTTCTGTCAGGGTAGTCCGTGTTTGGTAACTTAAATTCATAAGTAATTTCTCGTCTATCAAAGAAGACCTCTCCAAGCACGTCGGAGAAGTCTAAAACACCTTGTAGATAAGGAATTTGCTCCACAATCTCCTTTTTATCAGGAGTAGGAGCGTCCCTACTTTGAAGATACCAACCGGCATCTTTGCTATTAAAATCACCGAATTGGATATATTCCTTAATTTGAGTAATCATAATCGATGCCGTCCTTTCAATGTCTGAATGTTACCTACTGCTTCATCGTAAGCATAAGCGGTACCGCCAATGAGCGCTCCTGTGTCCAAGACCATCGTCTGACCTTGTGCGACTTGCTCTCTCAACTCAGACAAACTATCAATCACATCTGATAATAGACTAGTAGAGTGAGCGATGTAGGCTTCTTGTCTGCTAGATGTTTCATCAATAGGCGTCTTACCTCTCAATGCCTCAACCTTCAATTGGCTTGACATAGTAGCAGTCGCTCCTGTCAAAAGGTTCTTCGATTTCAAGCTAAAATCATTAACATGATCACGAATAGCGTCCAAACGTCCTGTGACATTATCCATTGACGAATTAAGGCCATCTGAAATGCCTAGACCAATCTGCCAGCCGATATCCGAATAGTCATCGTTAATTACATTCTGAATAGTTCCTGCCATGCTAGAAATATTATCCATGACATTTCTCCATCCGGTCTGAATACCTTGATACAACCCAGCCATTAGCGCTGAACCGTTTTCGATAAGCAACTTTCTGTCGTAAGAAACAGGGCCTTTGTGGTCTTTGATCCATTGCGCCATATTTGACACGCTAGAAGTAATCTGAGACCAACCTGAATCAATACCAGACTTCAAACCAGCCATGAGAGCTGAACCGTTTGAATAAAGGTT